CCCATGCGCGGATAAAAAAGCCCTATTCAGCAAGGAATCAGCAAATGTCGGGTGTGAAGGGACGCAGCGGAGGGCCTCGGGCGAACGCCGGAGGGGCTCGGCCCGGCGCTGGACGCAAGCCAAAACCGCCTCCTGAGCCTGAAATCAGCCAGAAACGCGACCCGCTGGAGTTTCTTCTTGATGCAATGCAGGGGCTGATTGAGCCAACGCCGACGCAACTGCGGGCGGCGGTGGCAGCGACACAGTATTTGCACGCCAAGAAAGAGGCCGGGAAGAAAGACGACGCTGCAAAACGTGCGGAAACGCTGGGCGCGGGCAAGTTCGGCGCGGCGACCCCGCCAAAACTCGCGGCGGCGAACGGTAAGCGAATCTGATGGAACGATCCACGGCTTGCCAGGATTGGGCGGTACGGCTGAAGGCGGGTGAAACGATCATTCCGCCGCCGATCTTTCCGGAGCAAGCAGAGCAGGCGCTAGCAGTCTTCCGTGAGCTGCGGATTGTTGACGCTCCTGGCTCACCAACGTTTGGCGAAGCCTGCGCACCGTGGGTTTTTGATCTGGTCGCCTCGATCTTCGGCGCGTATGACCCGGATTCCGGGCGGCGGCTGATTACCGAGTGGTTTGTTTGCCTGCCGAAAAAGAACAGCAAATCGACTATAGCAGCCGGGATCATGATGACGGCGCTGGTGCTGAACTGGCGGCAGTCGGCAGAGTTTGCGATTCTTGCCCCGACAATCGAGATTGCGAACAATTCCTACGCTCCAGCGCGGGACATGTGCGCAGAACGGACTGACGAAGAACTTGCGGGCTTGATGCACGCGCAGAACCACATCAAGACGATTACGCACCGCAACAGCGGCGCAGTCTTGAAGGTGGTTGCGGCAGACGCAAAGACGGTTGGCGGGAAAAAGTCAGTCGGCACGCTGATCGACGAACTCTGGCTATTCGGCAAGGAGCCAAACGCGGCAAACATGCTGCGCGAGGCCATCGGCGGAATTGCATCGCGGCCTGAAGGCTTCGTCATCTACCTGACGACCCAGTCGGATGACCCTCCGGCTGGTGTTTTCAAGGAAAAGCTGGAGTACGCACGCAAGGTGCGGGACGGCAAGGTCCATGACCCCAAGTTCGTGCCGGTGATCTACGAATTCCCGCCGGACATGATCGAGCGGAAAGAACACCGAGATCCTGCAAACTTCCACATCGTTAATCCGAATTTTGGCTATTCGGTCGATCAGGAATTCATCGAACGCGAGTACCGCAAGGCACAGGAAGCCGGTGAAGAGGAAATCCGGGGATTCCTTGCCAAGCACGGAAACGTGGAAATCGGCCTTGCGCTCCAGTCCGACCGCTGGGCAGGTGCTGATTTTTGGGAATCCTGCGGAGAAACCGGCCTAACGCTTACCGTCCTGCTGAGCCGCTGCGATGTTGCCGTGATCGGCATAGACGGCGGCGGATTGGATGACTTGCTAGGGCTTGCTGTGATCGGCAGGGACCGTGAATCGGGCAAATGGCTGCATTGGGGCCATGCGTGGGCGCATCCCATCGTTTTGGAGCGCCGCAAGGATATTGCACCGCGCCTGCTGGACTTCCAGCGGGCCGGAGACCTTACGATTGTTGACCGACCCGGCGCAGACGTAGAAGCTGTTGCCGACATTGTGTGCCAAGTGCGCGATGCTGGCGTTTTGCCTGAGAAACAGGGGATCGGCGTTGACGCTGCGGGCATCGGTGACATCGTGGATGCGCTGCTGGCTGAAGGCCGGGCAATCCCGATGGAGCAGATTGTCGCTGTCTCGCAAGGCTGGCGGCTCAATGGAGCCATCAAAACGTGTGAGCGGAAAGTGGCCGGTGGTGAGTTCGTCCACGGGGCTAGTCCGATGATGGCCTGGTGCGTGAGTAATGCCCGCATCGAAGATCGCGGGAACGCAATCAGCATCACCAAACAAGCCTCAGGGAAGGCAAAAATCGATCCATTGATGAGTCTGTTTGACGCAGTCACTCTGATGGCACTCAACCCGGCCGCTGTCGGTCGCAGTTTTTGGGAATCCGCATGAACGAGAAACTGCAAGCACTCGCGGCTATCGTCGGCGGTAATGCGCCTGATGCGCTGATGCTCGCGGGCGCTGGAGCAATCAGCTATGGGGCAGGATTGATCTATCCGCCCGCGCTGTGGATTGTCGGCGGGCTGTTTGCTGTCGCCGTTGGCATGGTTTGGGCTGGGGGACGCCGGTAATGGGGTTCCTGACACGCGGATTGCAGCAAAAAAGCAGCGTCTATGAGCGCTGGCTAGACCTGCTGGCGGACGGCGGCAAGTCCAAAGCCGGGCCATCGGTCAATCTGCAAACCGCGATCCGTGTTTCCGCTGCGTTTGCTTGCATGCGAGAGATTTCGCAAGGATTGGCGCAGGTTCCATTCAAAGTGTTCCTGGACTATGAAGTCCAACGAGATCACCCGGTGCATAAACTGCTCACGCGCAGGCCGAATAGTTGGCAAACTCCTTTTGAGTTTATGGAAACTCTGGGGTTGCATGCCAGTTTGGGGAATGCCTACATTTTCAAGAATCGCTATCGCGGCAGTGTTGCTGAACTCATCATCCTTCACCCTGATCTCGTCAAATCGGAGCAAAAGGAAGATTGGAGTACGCAGTACACGGTGACCGGCCGCGATGGACAAAAGATTGTCCTATCAGCAGATGAAATCTGGCATGTGCGCGGGGCTAGTTGGGATGGTTTTAACGGCCTCGACATTCTGGATGTGGCTAAGGAAACTCTAGGGCTGTCGATTGCCCTGGAAGAGAGCGTTTCTAGTCTCCATGCGAATGGAGTTCGTCCATCTGGGACGTACAGCATTGATGCAACGCTGAACCAGACGCAACACAAGCAGCTGACAGATTGGCTGAAACAGCAGGCGGGAGCCTCTACATCTACGCCTATGGTGCTAGATCGCGGAGCCAAGTGGCTTCAGCAGACGATGACGAGCGTAGACGCGCAGCACAGAGAAATGCGGCAGCAGGCAATTGAAGACACTTGCCGTTTTTTTGGAATTCTCCCCTCAATCGTAGGGTTTACGGGAGACAAAGCCAATACCTACGCAAGTGCAGAAGTCATGGAGAATGCGCACAAGGTGCGAACTTTAGGGCGATGGTACAAGCGCGTTCAAGATTCTGCAAACATCAACTTGCTGACAGATAGCGAGCTAGATGCGGGCATGTATACAAAATTTGTCGCTAATGCACTCATGGCCGCATCCGCCTCTGATAGAGGGGATTTCTATGCAAAGGCACTTGGTTCCGGCGGTTCTCCCCCGTTTATGACGCAGGACGAGATTCGTGTGCTCGAAGACCTGCGCCCTTTAGGTGGAGAATCATCGAAATTGCCACCGCCAGCCTCAAACACCAACAAACCCGCTTAGGCGGGTTTTCATGCCCGCGTAAAGGGGAAACATGGACCTTCGATACATCGAGCGGCCCTTTGAAATCAAGTCGGTCGAAGATACCGGCGTGTTCGAGGGGTTCGGCTCTGTCTTCGGCAACGTTGACAGCTACAAAGAGATCGTTGCACCTGGCGCATTCACGGAATCGCTGGCGGGCTGGAAAGCGGCGGGTCGTCTGCCTCCCATCCTCTGGCAACACCGCAGCGGAGAGCCTCTGGGGCCGTATCTGTCGATGGAAGAGCAGTCCGTGGGGCTGCATGTCAAGGGCCAATTGCTGGTCAACGACGTGCAGCGAGCCAAGGAAGCCCGCGCTCTCATGCATGCCAAGGCCGTCAACGGGTTGTCAATCGGGTTTGTGACCCGTGAAGACAGTTACGACAAGGCGACCGGCATTCGGACGCTCAAGAAAGTCGATCTTTGGGAAGTGTCCGTGGTGACATTTCCGGCGAATCCAGCGGCGCAAATCAGCAGCGTGAAGTCTGCGATTGACGCTATCGAAACCTTGCGCGATGCGGAGGCGTTCCTGCGGGATGTAGGACGCCTTAGCAATGCGCAGGCAGCGGCTTTCATCAGCCGCTTTAAGAGCCTGACGGGTCAGAGGGAGTCTGACGACGATCTGGGCGCACTGGTTGCCGCCATCAAGAAGCGCGGCGCAGCACTCACTCAATCCTGAAAGGAAGAACCATGTCCGATCTGTCGGAAATCAAGTCTCTCGTCGAGTCGCAAGGCACGACCTGGGATCAGTACAAGAAGACCAACGACGAACGCCTGCAGAAGCTCGAAAAGGGCGAAGGCACTGCGGAAATCGAGGCCAAGCTCGCCAAGATGGACGCGGACCTGACCGCAGCCGGAAACGAGCTGAAGCAACTGACGCTGAAGGCGCAACGCCCCATCGTGTCCGCCGAAAAGGCAGACGCCGAAGCCGTCGAACTGAAGGCTTTCAATGCCAAGAGCCAAGCTGCTGCCATCGAAGGTGGGAAGCACTTCGCGCCCCTGTCGGCTGACGGTTACGTCGCGTACAAGTCGGCGCTGTCCAAGCTGATCCGCTACGGCGAGAAGGGCCTGACCGCTGACGAAGCCAAGTCGATCCAAGTCGGCACGACCTCGCAGGGCGGCTACCTTGTGGGCGAGACGCTGGAAGCCGGAATCGACCGCGTCGTGCATCGCTACTCGGCAATGCGCAATCTGGCCCGCGTCATCAGCATCGGCACGCCGTCGTACAAGAAGTTGGTGAAGACCTCCGGCACCTCGGGCGGCACCCGTGGGCAAGAGCGCACCGCGCCGACCGAGGGCACCTCGCCCGGCTGGTCTGAACTGGAATTCCGCACGGGCACGTACCTGTCCGATCAGCGGATCACCAGCGAAGCCCTCGAGGATGCCGTGCAGGACGTGGAATCGGACCTGATGACGGAAATCGGGATCGAATTCGCGGAGATGGAAGGCCAGAACTTCATCGACGGCGACGGCGTGAACGGCCCGCGCGGCTTCCAGTCCTACAGCATCGTGGCGAACGCTTCGTATGCGTGGGGTTCGGTCGGCTACGTCGCTTCCGGTGGCGCTTCGGACTTCGCATCGTCCAATCCGAGCGACAAGTTCATCGACCTCGTGCATTCGCTGAAGCGGCAGTACCGCCCGGGTGGTGCATGGACGATGAATGACGCCACGCTCGGCAGCATCCGCAAGTTCAAGGACGGCCAGGGCAACTACCTCTGGGGCATGACCGCACCGTCGAACCTGATGGCTGGCGCTGTCGGCACGCTGCTGGGCTACCCGGTGGTGACGGACGACTTCATGCCCGACGTCGGTGCGAATGCCTACCCGGTGGCCTTCGGTGACTTCGGCCGCGCGTACTACGTCATCGACCGCAAGGGCATCGCTATCCTGCGCGATCCGTACAGCGCCGTGCCGTATGTCAAGTTCGTTGCACGCAAGCGCGTCGGCGGGGGCATCGCAAACTTCGAAGCTGTGAAGCTGATGAAGATCGCAACGTCCTGATCGCTGAACCTCAAGAAAGGAAAACATCATGAAGCACTTCGATCTTCACGAAAACATGAAGCAAACGCAGGCGGTGATCCCGGCTGCAATCGGCGCAAACGCCACCAAGACCGGGGCCATCATCGACCGCAAGGGTTACAAGGGCCTGCAGTTTGTGGTGGACTACGGTTCGGTCACGACGACCGGCACCGTGGTCACTGTCGTGGTCAAGGAGGGCGACGTGACCGGCACGCTGACCAGCGTGGCCGAC